TCTACTTCTTTGCGTCTTCTCTTTCCTCTTTGCCTTTCTTTTCCCGTGGGAGTTTAACTACGCCGCTCGCGGAAAACCGCGCCACGCGAGGTTGGCCCAACGCCGACAAATCAAACTGCTCTACTTGCAAGCTTTCTCCACTTAACACGCCATGCTCTAGCGCCTCGCAAAGTCCCACCATCTTCCGCACAAGCGGTCTTTTGCGCATCCCGCATGTTTTCAACCAAGTGTGGTGGTTCCTCTTTTTCGCCAGCTTCCTGCTTAACCGCTTCTTCATGTTCTTTCTCCTGACCTTAATTGGTTACGTCGTTTCACTTTTGTATTTTTTCTCCCAGTAGCGCCGCGCCGCCGCGAGACACTTTTTGTGACGCACAACCCAGACGTTGCCGTGTGCGTCCACGGTATCGATCAGGCAGCCAAACATAGCACACCGACGATTAGCGCCGCCAAGCGGCGTCCGCAGGTGGCTACACACCCAGGGAGGCTTCTTGCTGTCTCGATTGCACGTCAACTCTTGCACCGCGTCGTCCAACACGCACACTTCTTGCTTACCGCGCTTTTCAAGAGTGATTCTGCGCATTTGTTTTCTCCTAACTCTTGGCTAAGTTCTGCAAACGACATTGCCGCAATCCCGCCACTGTCCAAACTGCCACACCTGGCGTCGGCGCTTCGCCAATTAGCCTATAGCTACCATCATCTCTGACGTGGTTCATCAACCGCAGCCCTTCCATGAGAGAAAGACCAAGCGCTCTAGCGTGTCGTCGCGCTGCCTTGACCGCCTGCGCTCGCGTCACGTAAACACGCTGCACGCTCATCAATTCAACAACGTACACGGTAGCGCGGTACACGGTAGCACGACGCTTGCCGTGTTTTCCTCTTCCGCTCATGTTTCAGGTCTCCTCTTCGGATGAGTCTTCGTTGTCGGGATAACCGCCGAGCAGCATGAAGGGGTTAGTCGGCAAAGCTTTGAGCGTAACGTGAAGTTCAAGATGCGCCGCTGGAATTAACGGCGCGGCGTCCGCTTTCGCCTGAGTAACGTGCAAACTGCCATGCAAACTCTCCACGTCGAAGATGTCTTTCGTTTCCCCATCAACCACAATCAAGATTTGAATTTCCCGTTCGCGCGCCTCTTCGATCTTCACTCGTTTTTTCATTACCGTGTTCCTTTCACTAACGCTTCGGTTTTTCCGACTCGCGCGCGCCGACTACAAAACGCGGTCGGCTTTCGACAGACGTTTACGCACTCGCATTAGCAACTTGCCAAGATTGTTTTCGCCACAGCCAGTGCGCAAATCCACTCCCCAGAACTCGTCGCCGTGGACGTTGCCTTCAATAATCTCGCGCGGCTTCGTCGCCAAGAGACTTGCGCACAATTTCGGCTTGCTGAATTTCTGCCACAGCAAGTCAGCCATGATCCTCACGTTGACCTTTCGCCAATCCTGCCGCTGCAAACCCAATTTAGCGTATTCACGCGCCAAGTATCTTGCCGCGCGCGGCGTCTTAGCGCAGCGAATTGCGCGCCGGCAGTCAGCATCTTCAAACTTCGCCGCCTGGTAGGCATGTTCGACCGTCGGGTAGAAGTCTCGTCCGACCAGTTTAACCGTCACTGGCCAGAAGTTGCTCAACCAGGCAAACTCGCCACGAAAACGATTGATCGACGCTTGTTCACTCATCGCTATTCCCCTTTTGCTTAAATTCGAGATGTTTTTGCAGGTCTTGCGCACGCCGCGTTTCAAACTCTCGCTCGCGCTCCAACAACTGCTCGACTGTCAAGCCAGCCAAGCGCGCCAACTTCTCTTGCTTTTCCCGTGGTAACTCTTTCAAAGCAATTCCTCCCCCGGAACAAAAGCGCCGCCACAACTCGCACCACTTTTTGCTGTCGTGTTCTTGCAGCTTCACTGCTTCGCACGCCAGTTGGAAAGCGCGAATCTTTCTTGTTCCGTCAGCACGAACCATCCAACAACTCTCGCTATCGTTATCTGCCAACAACACGTCCACAAAGCCACACAATTGCATTTTGCGCAGTTCCTTCCGAGTAGAAAAATGATCCGACTGTCTCGTAGCAGCGTTACGTAGCCAAAGAGTTCGGTAATGCCTTTACCGCAAAGAAGCAAACAGCGTGGCGGAAGACACCACTCGGCGTGCGCCACTCACGTTCGAGCAGTTGCAGCAGTCGGATCATCTTGGGTCAACACCTCGGATGTTCATCCTCGTAAACGCGCCGCCACTCGGCAACCGCGCCTACCGCAAAGTCACTAAGCAAAAACCTGGCGTGCAGTTGCTTGAACAACTGCACACACACGTCTTCATAATGCTCTTGACTCACGTCCCGCGCTTGTTCGAGCACCGTCATCAACATTTCCCCTCTGGTTCGCGCCATAACCGCCAACGCATCGCTTGTTGTCGGCGCAACCAACTCCAACTTATTCTCTGGCATCTCTTCCTCCTTTACCGTAGACATCGCGTAACCACTGCTGCTGCTTGCGCTGGTCCCGCTTCTCCCACACCCAACACGTAAGCAACACGACTGGCCATGCTAACAAGATGACAAGAAAACTGCTCCACTTACGCCACGGCCAACCGCGCAACTCTGGATCAACCAGCGCCGGACACGCGATACGCCAACCAACCGCGACGTAGGAAACCAGCGCCAACACGACCCAGAACAAGACAGTCCAGAACCACGATAGTTCACCATTAACGTAAAACATGCTCGCGTGCTCCTAAAAAGACGCGCAAACTACGCCGCGCTAACCTTTTACGTTGCCAGCCAACCGGCGACGGCCTGACTGACCACCGCGCGCCGCGAAAGCTGATTTCAAGGTAGTATGCGTCATAGATGCGCGTCATGGCCTGCTCTAGCAAACGCCACTGTTGCCAGTAACGCTGCTCAGTGATCCTCCCCTTCCGGTTGAGCTGGTGAAGCTCCTGTATCCGTTGATGCAGTTTTTGCAACCGCTCCACCGCTCCCATCAGTCTGCTCCTTTCGCAACTCCGCGTAGCAGCGCTCGCACGTATCGTAATCGCCGTCCTCACCGACGCTGTGCATCATCTGTGCGCTATCTACAAAATCATTGCAGCTCCCACAGCACTCTACGTCCAACAAATCTCTCGCCCACCAAAACCAAAGCGTCGGCACTGACGGAGGCGGTACTCCTATTGCAGCACATTCGGCTTTCGCCGCCGCGATTACCTCTTCGTGCGTCTTGAAGCGCAACTCGCTCATATCGCCCTCTTCAAAACGAGCTTCTTCTTGCCGCTGGCTTGCTCCGCAGCGTACTTTTCACGGTTTGCTTTCGCAGCGATTCGCCGATGCTCGTTCTCCGCCTTTTGCTCGTGCTTCGTCGGCAAGCCGTAGCCGAACACGAACTTCGGTCCACCAACCGGCAACGCTGTGCTGCGGTAGACCACGAGCACCGACGGAAACGGCGCGGCGGCGTCGCGGCCAGAGAACTTTAGTCTACCCTTACAGAAACGAATCTCGTGCGCCAACACCGCAACGCTGTGCCACCACGCGGTATCCGTGCGCGCCGGTAGCAACAGCGCGACAGTACACTCGCGCGTAGCAACACCACTCGACCCAGCCAGGTACGGCAAAGCGCTTGCCGCAGCAGCGCGTGTCTCCGCGTATGCCTTGTACAGCCACTTGCCAACTCCACGCCCGTAAGGTGGATTAACGAACACGACCTCATTCTGCCACGGCTGTTTCAGGCCATTATCCTCTCTCGTGAAAAATCGAAACACCTTGGCGTTTTTCGGCGTTGCGGCGGCGTCCAACGTAAACAGAAACTCACGCTTGAGTAGATCGAAGAACTCTTGGGGAGTCCCAATCTCGGACTTGCCTACCGGCTTCGTTGAGAACATCACTCTCCGCGTCTGCTTATCCATCAGTTCACCTTTTTCTTCGCCTGCTTAACCGGCGTAATCTTCTTTTTCGGCGCGATCTTTTTCTTCGCCTGCTTGACCGGCGCGGCCTTGGCTTTGGCCTTAACCACCGACTGCTTTTTCTTTTCCTGGCGCGGCTTGTCCTTCGCATCGTAGGGGATAAGGTTGCCGTTCTTGTCCAACCGCGCCGGCTTGCCAAGCGGCGCGTACTTCAGCGTGGTCTTGTCTTTAGCCTTAACCACCGACTGCTTCTCCGCCTGTGCAACAATCGGCTCCGCCGCCTTGACCGCCTGCAATTCGACCGGCGTCGGCTTGAACGTCGCTCTTGTCGGGCCGGATTTGAGCACCAACGGTAGTCTCTTCGTCGGCTCAATTGTTTTTGCCGTCTTCGGTTTTGCTTTCAACGTGGCAATTGGCGCAGCGCTGGCCAATGCCGGCTTCGTCTTGCGCTGCGAAAGCAACTTCACCGCCGTAACACTCAGACCAACGAAACGCAGCTCCATCGTTTCACGCTCCCACGCCTTCGGCGAAGTACGCCGCAGATTGAAGTGAAAAGCCGTTTCGCCGCCAGCTCCGGGGATTTTGCTGACGCTGTAGACGTAGCCTTCGCAAATGCGGCCTTTCGGCGTCTCAATTTTGATGTAGTCGCCTTTGACGACCTTCTCCAACTTCGCGGCTTCGGCCTTGTCCGGCACTCGAAATCTGTTTGCCATGTTCTCTGCTCCTTCGTTTGATTGTTCCGACTTCCGACTAACGATTACGAGATTAGCGACCATTACGCGATTTGTCAAGCATCTTTTTCGCTGCTTGCAAGTCGCGTAAAAACAACTTGGTCTCGTTGCGCTTGGCGCGCAACAGGTAGGCTGGGTGATACGTGACCAGCGTAGGGATCGGCGCGCGTTCAATCCACTCGCCACGCAAAAGTCTGACCGACGGCTTAGCGTAATTCGGCGTAACCAAGCGCGCCGCCGTTGCACCGAGTATTACGACTACCGCTGGCTTGCGCAACCGTAACTCCAGGTGCAGGTACGGCAGGCAAGCGCGTAAACAGTCAACTACGTCTTCTGGTAGTTTGTTGTTCTTTGGGCGACATTTGAGCGCATTGGCGATGTAAACCTCGTCGCGCGTCAGACCAACTGCGGCGAACGCTTCGTCAAGTTTCTTTCCCGCGCGTCCAACAAACGGCTCGCCAAGTCGGTCTTCATCCGCACCGGGAGCTTCGCCAACGAAAAACAAGCCACCGCCTCGACCTTTTCCCCACAAACAGACTGTCCGTGCATCGCGCTGTAAATGGCAGCGCGTACAGCGGTCATTCCGCAGAAACAATTTCATAGAGGCTCACGAAGAGTACGAGCGGCCAGCACAGCGCCAAGCCGGCGATTGCCGCCGCCAGTTCCAGAGAAGGTGGTTCATCGGGCATTACGTGCAACGCTTGTACGTAAATGTACGACGCCATAAGTAGAGCGCCAATTGCGTATACGGAGAGTGCGAGTTGCATAAAAAGATGCGGCGGGAAACGAGCTGAGGTGCAATTCTGCTCGAATCCCACCGCGTTGCCGGCCTTTCCCGCCTGCTAATGGCGGTCGTATTGCTGCGCCAGGCAGCCGGTGTAGAACTTGAGATACGTCGGGTCCGCGTTGAGCGCTGCCGCGCACGCCACGGCCTCGGCGTTCGTAGTGAAGAACGCCAACTTGACCGGCGCGCCGCCAAGATTGCTCGACGGGGGATTACCGCGCCAAACCACCGGCTTGAACAGATCCACGATTTCATCCGTCGCGCCGTCCACGGTTGTTCCGTACACGGCGAACATCGTTGCGGGTGCTACCATTTGTTTGTCTCCTTCTGTTCGAGTTAACTTGTTCACCATCGCATTGCAATTTTCTTTATAGCCTCCTCCTGCTTCTCTGTCAAGATGCGCCGACTGGCCTGTTCCTCGACACTCGCCAAAAACTCGACTTCCCACGCCGTCAAATCCGGCATCTTGCGCAACAGTGGAATAAGCGCCTGATACGTTATCGGGCAAGCTGTTCCCGTTAGCGTACCTTTTACCGCAAAGCGCGTCGTCACAGCAGTCAGCACGTCCAACGACAGCGCTTGCGTGAATTGGCGACCACGCTGACGCATAACTCCTGCCTCAACCGGCGGCGGTAGCGGTTCTTCAATCATCTCCGGCGGTTTCCAACTAACGGGGAACAGCGGCTTCTTCTTTTGCCGTTTCTGCACGTCTTCTTCTAGCCGCATCGCTAAGTTCTCCTTTACGACGCTATCAAGATCACTCATGCCAGTATTCTCCAATTGGTTGTCATCAAAAATCCGTTTGCGTAACCAATTCCCGCTCACCTCTAACACCGCAGTGGCTACTCCGACGGGCGTTTGCAAACCGCCAAGTTGCGCCAAGCCAGTCAGCGGTACGCCAATCTGCGGCGACTTCGCGTTACCGTGAAAAGACAAGTTGTTCGCAACTTGTGGACTTGGAGCCTCAATTTCTAACGGGTGGTCTATGCTAAGCCACTGCTCGAAAAGACGGGAAACGCGGTCGTTCGACGCTTTTATCGCCGCCGCTTCTTTAAGCTGCAACGCTATCTGATGCTCCGCGAGCACCGTGGGCTGTTCCTTGTCCAGCCATTCCCGAAACTCCTTTAGCAAAGCTTCGTCATGCACGCTTTTTAATACGTGCAACTCCAAACGATAACGCCGATACAGCGCCACGGATTCGTTGACAGCCTGCAACAATTTGTTTTGGTAACTCGACCACTCTTTGACGTAAACGTAATCCGCCAAACGACGTAAATTCGTCGCGTAAAGCGGCTCGCGCTCAGTAAGCCAATTAAGAAACTTCAACAGCAAGTCCGTTGTCACGCCGAGACCGACCTTCTCCAGCGCCTCGCGTATTGCAAGATCCAAGGTCATGTTTGTTGTCACCCCACGAAATCGAAATTGAAGCGGCCGGTGCTGGCCGTTTTCTCCAGACCGAGTAAACTGTAGGCAGTGCAATGCGCTAAGTGATCCGGTCCGGTAGCATCGATCGTTTCGTAAATCTCACCGTCTTCTTCCTGCCGTAGCGGCGCAAGCGCCAGGAAATGCTTGCGCCACAAATCAACGTACTTGTCACTTCCGGGGAAAGGACAGCCAAGTTCACGCTCTTTAATCGTGCGGCAGGTGCCTTTCAACGTCATCGTGCGGTCAACGAGCACCTTGTTTTGCGTCTCACTCCACACTGGATTGAACGTGCGGCTGGCCTTGCTCGAAGGGTTGTAGTTGCAGGCGTAAAACTTGTCCGCGCCAAAGCGCCGCAACAAGTAAGCGTTGCGGTCTTTACCATAACCAGCGTCCGCCACGATGATATCTGGCTCGAACGGCAAAAGATACATCTCGATGTCTTTGACTGACTCCAGCTCGCGCACGCGGTCCTCACACACGAACACGCCGAGCAGGTAATCGAAGTTGTTGTGCGCGCTCTTGCCGATCACCACGACCCAATTCAAGTGTCCCCAATCTATGCCAGCGGAGATGGAAAGCCAGTCGCCGCGCGAACGGCCACGCTGCAAACTGTAATTCGTGGATATGCGCTCGAAGTCCAAGTCCGTCAAGAGTTGGGATTCGCCGATACTGACCTTCCCCAGACAGTAGTTCTCCCACAACTGCTGAAATTTGTAGTTAACCTTTTTCTGCATCAGCTCAGTGGCCGAAATCCAAGTGCAAATTGTCTGCGGCATAAGATAGCCACGAACTGCTTTGCGCATCGGGTATTTGCACACCCACTGGCCAACTAAGCGATCCAACTTACCAAGGCACCTTGGCTTACGACAACGGTACTCAAACGTAGCCGGTTCGTACTCCGTCGCACCAGCAGGGTAATCCTTCTCCTGATGCACGTTCTCAGGAAACTCGACTGGTTGCCACGCACCGCACTTAGAACACTTGACGAACCACTCATGCTGATCCGACACCTGATACGTGGCGTTCACGCCACGACCGGGCAGAGACGGCGTACTCACCTCACGTAATAACTGCCACGGCGACGACTCCAGAGACTCGCGGAAAGCCACGTCAATGCCTTCCTTCATGCGGTCCTTCTCGTCCAACACCACGCCGTCCGCGTCGATACCTTCACCAAGGTTTGACTCCCACGCGCTTCGTAATAAGAGAAACGAATCGCCAACGCGCTTGGTGTAAACCTGATTGGGCGTGCCAAACACGCGCCGCATCCGCACAGTCTCAGCCATCGTTTCCGTAATGCGCGTCGTCGAAAAGTCTACAAGCTGCTTATCTCGTGGAAAGGTGTATATTATTTTAGTTTTAGGGTGCGAGTGGAGAAAAGCGAGCACTTCGGTAATCGAAGTCTCACTCACGCCGACTTGTCGCCCTTTCTGGTAAACCTTGTGTACGCTCATATCACGCAATGGCTGAAGCAAATAAGGGCGATGCCTGGATAACTCTTGCTTAGTTGGATGCGCCGTCATGTATCGGCGGTAATCAAAGGTCATTGGAAAACCTTTGATTCGCCGATGATACATCGCCCAGATACCAGGATCGACACGCGAAAGCTGCTCAAACACCGTGCGAATCGAGGCGTCAGGCAGCCGCTTAAATGGATTATCGTTTACGCGGTCGGCGTGCGACTTCAAGCGCAGTAGCTTCAATGTCTTCGGCCTCGACAGACTGAAGAATGTCCGTCTCGACAATTGCGCGTTCGGCCAGCTCCGCCAGTGCTTCGGGGATAGTCTTGCCGCGCAACTGATCTGGTTTGAGAATGAGATTGTTCTGCACGTACTGTAAGAAACTCGCTTCACTTGTCGGCGTGCGAATCTCGCCGTCTACGTGGTGCTGATGTTCGACGCGCTCCGTTGCCTCGCCAGCGTCCAGACGCTCCTCTGCACGGAAAGCGCGGAACTCCCGCATATACCCTAGAGCGGTCATGTGATCGTTTCCCACCATCGCCTTCGCCGCCAAACCAGCCACGGCGTCAGTAAACGCCTCGGTCTGTTTCTCGCGGCGTAAACGTAACAGCCGCAACCGACGATTACGCTCCGTCAAGTAGCGATCGTGAAATTCCGGGTCATCCATCCACGACTTGATCGTGTGCCGATGCACGCCAACTGACTCAGCGAGATGCGAAAAATTCAAATCTGAACTTTCCGCGCTGACCACCAAACCGAGTAACGCAAGCTTCTGGGGCAAAAAACTGGACGGCGACCAGAAGCCGTTGAGCGCTACTTTACGCGGTAGAATTTTCGCCAGATCCACGCTCGATTTTGCCTCCGCAGATCCACTGGTAATTTGTATAACGCGCGGAACACGAAAAGGCTTGATTCTCAACAGTTTTTTCTTGATTACAGCATTTGCCATTTTCGACACCGCCAGTTAAAAATCGAAGTCGCGTTTTTTGGCGTAATGCTTACCGAACACAGGAACACCCTTCTTAGCCAGTTCTTCCAACCGATGCCTGCGCTCATCTTTAGCGCCTTGCGTCTGTTCGTGGTCCAGCGACCGCTTAACGATCTGCTTCTTGACGCGCTGACTTTCCTCTTTACGATTGCCGCCGCGCACCACGAAAGAACACGCGCAAAGCACCTTGTTTGCGCGCCGGCCGCAATACGGGCATTTTACGACATTGGGGTTCTTCTTGGCGCTCTTGACCAGCATCTCCGCACGCCGGCCGCACGTCTCGCACTTGAACTCCCTTAACGGCATTGTGTTTCCTCCGCAAGATTTCCTCAAACCTCGCCCACGTAACGACGTAATGATGCGTCGTTGCCAGAAAAATACCGGACATCGCTAATTGTGGCGCAAATCTCGACCGCTCCAACACAACCAGCGCAAAAGGCGAACGCGGTCGGAACAGCACGAGCAGTGGATCTTTACTGTTGGCTCTGGCTTTAGCCGCTACGACATCCCACCACTTCCAAAGCTCACCCTTTCCCGTAAAGAGTTGCTCGACAGTCCACGTCTGGCGGTGCTTGATTTCTACGAAATACGGGATTGACTTATCCGACACAATGTCAGCGCCAGTGCCAAACTCGTCGCGCTGTCCACCAGTCTTACCCCAACCGCCAGAACAAGGCGTGCGCCGCACCTCGCACTGAAACACGTCAGCGAACAACTCCGCTACGCGACGCTCGGCGCGCTTCCAAGGTTTATCAGCCATTGGAAACGCACCGGCAGTCCGGCCGGATGTCCTGCAAAACCACTTGCTTTGGCCGCACAGCGCTAATTGCCGTGTGCGGCGCTTGGATCACGACATCGTTGTTCTTGACTATGATGCCGTTGCTCGTTACGCCAGCTAACTGCCCAGAAAACTTGATGATTTCCTCAACCATCTGGCCGTCCAGGTACTTCGCCAGCCGCAAGTCGACCTCGATCAACCGCCCGATGTACTGCCGCAAATCAGTTCCCATGTTCGTTACCTCCTACTTCTCGTATCGCACAATCGCGGTTGTTAGTCAAGAGCGCAATTTCAATTCACCATACTGAGCATGACCAGCAACGATCGCATAGGCGATGCGTTGCGTCTCGCTCGCAAGCATACTCCACTGACCAGCTTCTCGCGTTCCGGGCACACGCCACGCTTTCCTACATCGACCGCCCTCCCTCGCCACGCCACACTGCCGCTCAAACTTCGCTAAACCACTCAGTCGCCGAGCACGACGAAACACCTTGGTCATCTCTTCCACTCCTTTACAAGATTCGGCTGACACCATGTTTCTTGACTACCGTAATCACACGTTCAAATCGCCCTTCCATGCCTTCCTCAACCGTCGTGATGAAGACCGACTCCGCCGCCAACGTCTGCAACTCGTTATCGAACAAGTCCATCAACAAATCGATCAAATCAGGCCCACAATTCAGAAACGGCTCGTCGTACATGCGCGTATTGCACGGTCCAACAAATGAGCGCGCCACGTCCTGCATCGCACGACGCACGATCATGTCTACGCGGCGTCCCTCGGCCGAGCTTTGCAACTCGTACAACTGCCCGCCATGCTTACTGGTCATCTCAAACCGCAACCGAGGATCGTCGCCAGACGTGGAGAACCAGCGCACGGTCAACGCGCCGACTGACAGCAAATCCGCGTAGTAGCTACTCGCGGTGTTCAACAACGGAATCAGTTGCGCGATTAGCTGTTCCTTGATCCGCTTACCGTAAGCAGTCACCCAAAAGCCGTAGCGCACAACCTTGCTCCGCAGAACTCTCTCACGCAACAACCAAGACAAGCGCTGCTGGTTCACCTGCCGCAACTCCGTTAATCGATTCTCGCAAAGCACGCGCGCTTCCGTCGTGCCGTCGTAAACCACCGCCTCTTCGGCGTGTTGGGCGGCAGACTCGACAATAGCTCGCCGCTGGTGCAACTCACGCTGCTGCTCAGTCAAATCCTGCAACTGCTCCGCAGCATTAGCGTAATCAATCTGATACGCCACTTTTTTGCGCCGTAAATCGTCGCGTAGCACGCGCAACCGTGTCAGTGCGCCAACTCGCTCTTGCCGGCGTGCAGTCAACACCGCGCCAGTCATGGTTGACCCGCACTTGTCACACACGCTACCGCCACGTAAGCCAGACAGGTCACGTAGCGCTTGCTTGGCGTGTTCTAGTTCCGTCGCGTTGTGCGCCAGCGCTAAATCACAGTCTCGCCAAACGCTCTCGGTCGTGTCCTTGCGCACCTCAGCCTGCTGTAGACTCTCATTCAACTCACACTCTTGCTTGCGCAGCGCACGCAATTCCAGTCGCGCGCCAAGTAGTCTGTTTCTCCGGGTAGACTCAGCCTTACGCCAACGCTCCTGCTCTTGCTGCAAATGTGCTTTAGCTCGCGTCGCCTCTGTTTGCAAAACTTGCTGATGCCGTACCGACAACGCCAACTCCACGCCAGCTTCCGACAGTTTTTGCTCTTGCTCTACTTTTCCACTCCGCGCCAACTTAGCCGCGCGATCCAACGTCTTGCCGTGAACCAGCACGTCAAATACATCCTTGCGCTGCCCATCAGTGAACGAGAGCAAGCTGCGTCCACCGGCTGAAAAGTAAAACGCTTGCGTGAACAAATCAAAGCTCATACCAAGCTGCTGTTCGAGCACGCGCTGTGTTTCCGTGTTAGTTCCCCTGGTCAAATCCGCACCGTCGACCTTAACGACCAAGCGATCTCGCATCTTTGCGTGACGCATGTACCGCTCGATTGTCATATTCGCGCCGTTAGTCAACTCCAGATCGAGAATGACCTCGCAACCGCCTCTTAACCGCTCATTGACGACACGACGCGGTGTGACGCCAACCGCCTGCGTTCCTCCTATTGCCCAAACCACGCTCTGCAACAGGTTGGTCTTGCCGGCAGCGTTGGTTCCTAACTCATCTTCGTTTTGACCAACGACCAACACTTTGCCCTGCTTCGCTAGTGCTAACGCAAACGAACCAAGCGAACGAAAGGCTCGGCCACGCACCGCGAGAAGTCGCATTATCCGCGCTCCTTCAAAATTTCGGCTTTAATTTCAGGCCACGACAGTTGACTCGGAAAAAACTGAGAAGCATATTCCCAATTTTGATCCAGCCACAACACGGCGTCCCTCCAATAGGCAGCGGAGTCACCCCGACGGTACACGGTAAACGGCAATTTTCGACGCCCCTTCCGCAACTCTGCGTTCGCTACACTGTGCGCAAGCTCGGCGTTTCCGGCCGCGTGTAGCACGTCAAGCACGAGATTTTTAGTGCAGCTTTTTTTCGTCATGGCTAGTACCCCAACCTTGGGAAAACATCATTGCCAGTCTCGTCCACCAGCACGACTCCACCGCAACGCCGCACGATCCGGTTTACTTCCGCCATTTCGACAGCCGAAAGCTCACTCCAACCGTTCATAAAATTAAGACACGCCCAAGACCAAGCCACCTCTTTAACTTTTTCTTGACGGCAGCATTTTCGCATTAAACTTCCTCCAATTCTTTTGCTTGTTGCAGCAGCTCTTGACCCAAGCGTTGCGTCGGTTCGTCGCAACCTTTAGCGTATTGCTCGACAACTTCCGGCAAGTCTACCACTGACGCCAACTCACCAGTTTTTCTCTCCCGCACGTCCGTTTCCAACGGGTACGGCTTAAAATCTACCGCGACGGCTCCCTCGACTTTCAGACGCTCCGCGATTTCATCCCGACTCTCTCCGGGGCGCAGCAAGTACGAAACGTAATTTCCCTTGACCGTTGCTGGCGCGGCGCGGCGAGCCACGACAAACGACGGCGCGTGAATCTTGAACCGCTGGAACTCCCAACTCTTTGTGGCGAACTCGACAAAACCAGGTGCGCAATCCCCGAACTGCTGCGGCAATAGGCACCCAACGTAACCAATGAACTGCTCACCTTGCGAGAGTCGCTGTCGTGTGTGGTAGTGACCGGCGAACACCACTCCGCAGGCACGCAAATCCGCCAACGCCAACTCTTCTCTTGGGCTGTAACCATGCGGCGTGTGGCTCCCGATGATACCTTGGTGAATCACGGTCAGACCGCCACGCGGTAACTTACGGTCTTCCTTCAACCACGCGCGCAGTTGCTCGATGTGCCCGACATCGTGAAAAGGAATTATCCGCAAAATAGTGTCGTCTGCCAGCACAAAGCGCGTCGGTTCACTAAAGACAAGCACATTCGGCAAATGTCGTAACGTGTAGAGCGAATGAACCTTGCCGTCTTTCGTCGCCTGATCGTGATTGCCCACGTCCAGCAACCACTCACCTTTCCACGGCGTCGGCTCGGCCAGTACGTCAGACACCGCGTTGAACACGTCCACGTCGATCACGCCACGCTTCTCGAATAAATCGCCAATGATGATGATGTAAGCCGCTTCCACAGCGGCGGCGTGTTTGCGCAACTGACGCAAGGCGTCCAGCGTTACTGCTAAACGACTATTCTGCCCGCCAGTTACCGTGGCAAACTGCCGCCACTTCGCCGCGTGAACATCAGCCGCTAGTAGGATCTTCATAATGCAACGCCTCTGGTAAATCTACGCCCGCCAGTTTAGAAAGCACACGTTCCACCAGCAGTTGCGAAAAACGGCGTAACGGTATGCGGTTCTGGTCCAGAATACCGGCCTCGCGCACCGCAATCTGAATCTGCTCCTCGAACTCTTCGTCACTCAGTTGAATCTTCACTTTCCGTCTCCTTCCACGCCTTTACAGGAATGAACCCGCGGCCAAAGATGACGTTGAACGTAGCCTTCCAAAACGGCCGCGTAATTTTATTCTTGACCGCCTCCACGTCCACCACTGAGCCAACCAAGATCGCCTTTTGCTTCACACCGCCAAGTCGCGCCAACTTCAAACGGATTGAAGCGTGAAATTTCAGTGCATTTCCGCCCGTGGTCGTAGTTTTGCTGCCAAAACCGAAACCAATCTTCGTCCGCGTTTGATTGAGCCAAACAATTGTAGTCTGGCTCTTGCCACAAATCGTTGCCAACTTGCGACACGCGCGACTCATCAAAGCCGCCTGTACTGCGGGCTGTCTGTTATCCATGTCGCCGTCCAACTCGGACTGCGGCACGAGCGCCGCGACGGAATCCACGACGATCAGATCGACGTTTCCCGATTGCGCCAGCATCACCACTACGTCCAACGCCTGCTCGGCGCTGTCGGGTTGCGAAACGAGCAACTCGCCAACACGCACGCCAATTCGCTGCGCATAACCAATGTCCAGCGCGTGCTCGGCGTCAACAAAAGCCGCCGCGCCGCCGGCTTTTTGTGTCGCCGCGATAAAATGCAATGCCAACGTCGTTTTACCAACCGCCTCTGGACCAAAGATTTCGAGCATCCTTCCTCTGGGATACCCTCTACCCGATCCAACGATCGGCCGATACGACGACGAAGACACCGCGCCACTCAACAAATCGTCTAACGACTGTATGCCTGTAGGATTACAGGCAACCTCGTAGGCATCTACGTCGTTTAGCGTAATCAACGTGTTTGCGCCAAAACTCTTGTTTACTTGTTTGCGCAAAGCAACCAGCGCTTTATTTTGCGGCGCGCGCGACGGCTCACGGCGCGGCAGCACGATCTTAATCGGTTTACGCTGCATAACACCTCCAAAAAGTTCTCCCCGCCCGTGAGACGGGGAGAACTGGTCGTTACTCTTCAACCGTAGCGAGAATCTTGTCGCGGATGTCCTCGTCGGTCATTCCCCGGTTCACCTGGATGTCGAGACTCTGGTTCGAGATGTACTGTTTGAGCTGCGTGCGGTCCATCCCGTTCAGCGACTCCCGCAAATCACCGGCCTCTTCTTCCTCAGCTTCCGGCGCAGCAGCCTCTTCGTCGCCTTCCTCGTACTCCACACCCTCAACGATGGCTTGTAACTCCGCGTATGACAGCGGCACGGCCTCGCCGTCGAGACTCTTCGCCAAGCTCAGCCAGCCCCGGTCCTGAATCGGCGTCGCTGGCCCAACCTTGGAGCTGGAGTAATCGTGCTGCTTGCCCTTGATGATGTGATTGACCGTGACGTTTGCGCCAACGTCAGGATCGGAGAAGTCACCACCTTCCTCTTCGTCGGTAAAGTGATCGATCAAGATGCGCGCGACGGTCGCCGGAATCTGCGCAAGCTTCACACCGCTGTCCGGCTCAACCAAGTTGACAGCGTTCGCCACGTAAGTCGGGCCAGGCATCAATTCCCGATACGTCTTGTTGTCGCCGCGCCGGTTGGCCTCTTCCGCCGCCTCGCAAATCGGGCAACGCTTGTCCTTGTGCTTTCCCTCCGTATGCTTCGGGCACACGCAGTACTTGTCGTTCCCCGGTCCAACGCGAAAGTGTTTGTAAACCTCTCGCAACGGAATGTCCGATCCCGGACAAGGCAAGATGCGGATCTTGGTCTTCCCCGGCTCAAACTTCAAGTACTGCGTCATCCGCGATTGCAGACTCTTCAACGTCTTGCGTGCTGCCGCCAACGCGACCGGATTCGGTCGCGCTTGACCAACGCCGGTCAACTGTTTCTTGGGCTTCGGTCTCAGTGTCAACCCCATCTGTTGCTCCTTCCTGTTAGTTCTCGTTCACTCTCTTCGTTGATCTTCCTGTTGCGACCAATACTTTGCAGCAAATCTTTACGATGCCGAAAAGCGTCTACTACGGCGTCTAACACGTCTACTCGTGCCTCCGTGTCGTCAACTCTTCTTTGCGCCGTAAGCACCTGCGCATCGCGCTTCACGGCCGCGTCCACCACGTACTTCTTACCAGCGGCAATCCGTGTCATAGCGCTCGCCTTAGCCGCCTCCAACACCGTTTTTCTCCGGCGCAGTGTCCTCCTTTCCCCAGCAAGTAAGCTGGCGTAGTAAGCGTACATCCCAGGATGTTCAGCCATCTCTTTTTCGAGATTGTTTACGTCAATTGCCAAGTCAACCGAGGCGTTCACCTCCACGATTGACCCCCCAGTAAATGACGTAATCAAAAATTTAGGTATTAGCTTCAACCCACACCTCCAATACGCCATTACAGAAAACAACAACCTCAGCGCACAAGTGATGCGCCGCACGTTGGCGTAAACCAAACTGGTACGCCTCGTGAGTTGACTTGACGTTTACGATAAACGACAAATCCCCGGTTTTATCACGCAGACAGATGTGAAACATTCAGTGACTCATGCCGTACAACCAGGTGCGACCACGCCCCGGCTGCCAGGCACCGTCGGGGAAATCACGCACCGCCACGCAACCACCTTTCCCGAACTCGTCTACCCACACCATCTCCAACTCTATTTCAGAGTCGTGCCGCGTCCGCAAAATTAGCGCGACAGACGGGAATAGCGTCGCCAACGCTGAAAAATGCTGCTCCAACAGCAAACCGACCATCTCTACGACGAACTCTCCGGGTATGGCTGCAATAACGCGCCTGTAAACTTTCGCCGCGTCTACCGGTAACTGAAAACCGCCATGCTCCTTTTGAAACGCCATAACAATGCAGTCCATACTATTTTCCTCCACGTTTACGCCGCAAATTGTTGAAGTACAAGTACGTCGGTTCGTAAGTAGCAACTAGACCGGAAATGTCGCCGCGCGCTGCTCTCGTGGGCTTGCTTAACCACTCAAAGATCGCGCGTAAAGCACGATCCGCCGCAGCAGACCATAACTTCGCCTGCGAAGACCGAACCCCACTCATGCGATTACTCCTCAACAACCACTCGTATTGCCGTTGCACTTCAGTCTGAATCATGTGCTGCAAATCAGAGTGCACGACCGACTTAAAGCGTTTTAGCACTTCAACTTCCAACTCTTCCAGTGTCTCTGGCGTCTTGAAAAACTCTTTGCTCATTTTCCCTCCGCCCAATTTCGGGCAAGTTTAGCGTCCACTGGCGTCTTTACCAATAAACCATTCGCCAGTTCTGGCCGCAGTTTTCCGTAACTCTTAACAGCGTTTGCCATCGTAAACTCGATGTCACGCCGCGCCTCTTCCGCGCCTTTCTGCGGCACGGGCACCAACAGCTCATCGTGAACCTGGAGCCAAAGCGCGTAGCCTTTACGCGCCAAGTCCAGCATTGCCATTTTGATAATCTCTGACGCGCTACCTTGGATCGGCGTATTGATCGCCTGATTCTCAGCGTGATTCCGCTCTTTGAAATCTTGGCTCACGATCTGGTGTACGTAGCGTATCCGCCCGGTAAGGGTGGACACATAACGGTCTTGCCGCGCCTCTTCGATTGTTCGCTGCTTCCACGCGCGCACGCCAGGATACGTGTTAAAAAACCTTTCAATAAACTGTTTCGCCTGTTCCTCGGTAGTCTTGATCCGACCAGCAAGCGTCTTTGGCCCCATGCCATAACTAATCCCGAAGTTAATTGCTTTGGCGTATTTACGCTGCTGCGGATACTTGTCTTTGACCGCCGCCTCGGCGCACTTCAAACCGTACGCTGCCTTTGCCGTAATCGCGTGCAAATCGCGTCCAGTGCGAAACGCCGTGAGCATCGTTCTGTCTCGACTAAAATGCGCCAACAACCGCAACTCAATCTGGTTGTAATCTGCAACGCACAGCAAGTGTCCGGGCGGGGCAATCCACGCCTGCCGCACCGTCCACGGATCATCAGCGTTCTGCAACGGAATGTTTTGCAAGTTAGGGTTGCGGCTACTCAGCCGACCAGTCGCCGTACCACCCCCCTCGCCGCCTTCACCAAGCGAAGTCATCCGCAGCTCAGTATGCAGGTGGTCGTTCTCGTCTAACTTTTCCAGCATCCCCAGAACAAACGTCGAACGCAACTTGGCAAGTTTCCGATAACGCAACAGCAAGTCCACGTCGTCCAGACCGGAATCGCGTATTTGCTGTAAAATTTTCGCCGTTAAGCTCGGCTTGCCACTCTTTGTACGAAGAAGAACCGGCAGCCCGTAACCGCCGTCTCGCTGACTGCCAAAAAACAAGTCAGCCAACTGCGTGTCGCTATTCAAATTCAAGTCTGGCAAACCGCAATGCTGTCTAAATACATAGCGTAACCGCAAAATATCGCGGTACAACAAGCTATTGAGCTTTGTCAGAAACGCGCGATCCACAAGACAGCCGACACGCTGCATCTTCGCCAACAAACGGTCGAACGGTACGTCCACTTGCTCGTATACGTTAAAGTACCCCATGTCTTCAAGATGTAGCTTTAACACGTCGTCCAACCGAAACGTGTCTTCGGCATCCGCCGCCGAGTAGCGAATCAGCACATCGCGCACGGTCGGATCGCCGTCGAACAACGCGCTGGCGCTATACTCGCCGCCAAAAAGTTCTGTCATCGTTTGCCGTTTGACGTGCAACCAGCGCTGTGCGCATTGCTTCAAACCATGCTGCCGCTGATCAGGGTCAGCGATGTAGTCGGCCAACAACGTGTCTCGGTAATTACCAGCTAGGTCGACAAACGGCGCTAAAATCTCCAGGTCGTAACGCGAGTTGTGCATCACGACCTTAACCGACTTCGGCGGCTTGGGAACTATCCCCGGAGTGCAAACGTAATTCGTATGACCGTCGCAAACAGACGTAAGCACGAGCTTTCCGTACAGCCCGTCAGTTTCCGTGTCCACCGAAATTTTCGGCACACGCGCAATCGCCTGCTGCATCACTGTCCAATCCCGGTCGTTCCGCACTACTTTAAGCGGATATTTAAATACGATGGGTTGCATTTACGCCATTCCTCATCTTCGCCAAGCAGGCCACGCAAATACGCAAACTCAGCAACGCGGCCTTGCGTCAGTCTGGTTAACAACGGCAACAAACACCGCGCGCAACACGCGGCATCCGGCTGCCGACAGGCCGAGTAGTGCGACATCTCTTGCAAACCAAGCAACTTCAAACACCTCAACAAACGCTGACGTAACTGTTTCTCGCTACCCCTGGTCGACTTGTTTAGCGTGCTAAGATGCGCAATCAACTCGCTCTCGCGCATCCTCTTCAACGCTTCGCCAACCGTGCGCGAAGCGAACTTCACGCGCAACCGCTGCTTCTCGTGAAGTCCGTTTCGCGCCGGGCGGGGCATACTGATTCGCACCTTGCCAATTTTCATTGCGCTGCTCCGTAAACTTCAATGACGCCATTTTCCAGCAAGACATTTACAGCATTACACAGCCACTCGTTATCGAGGTCTTCATAAACCTCAGCCAACTGCGTTTTCAGTTCGCCGAACGTCAGCGGCACCTTGCTTTGCACAAGCGCTGTCACCTCAAATTCCGTGTTCATCCCCTTCTTCGCCTTTTTCTGGCCAAACGGATTAGCCACGTCACGCACCACAATACGCATGTCGTCGGTGAAGCTCTCGACTTGAACAACCTTTTCCCCCTTCGGGAGCGAGCCGTTGAACCGCTCTTGGCAAAGCTTCAAATCGAAACATAATTTACACGCGGCATTTTCCGTATCGGGGTATTTACCGAAACACGGTGAATCTGAGATGCCGTCCATCGCGGCTTCGATAGAACGCACGTCTTGGTAGTGCGTCGCCACGCGCAACCGCAGTTCTTCCAGTCCGCCATTGCCGTTCAGACCGAGCACACCGCACTCTGCCGCTAAGTCAGTCAGCGTCATCTTATCCAAGTCCGTCACGCCACTCCGCGGTGCCGCAGCCACCGCTTTCTTGATCTTCAACTTACCCTTCATGGCAATCCTCCAGCACAGTTTTTATCTCGTTAAACGCGCGTTGCACAGAGCGCCGGCTGACGCGCAACGAAACACTCAACACAGCACTATCTACGCATGGTGACTTCGATTTACCGTTGCGCACGCTGGCAAAACGCGCCAGATGCACGGCAAGCCGCGCCGTGCGCATCGACGGTCTGGTTAACTCGCGCAACACCGCTGCCGCTAAGTACGACAACTGCTCACCATACACAGCCAACGACGGATACTCCACGGGTTCTGCTGCGTCTAGCACGACAAACTTGTTGCGCTGCGCCGTGCGGATTACAATAAACAACCGACGCTTGACCGCACCAACGACGTACTCTGGCTTGTACCCCAACGGCGACAACGATGCTTGCCACGCCGCTAACATCGCCTCTTGCAAGCAGTCGTCATACTCGCAGTAGTCAGCACAATAACGATGTGCGCGTCGCGCCAAACTCTCGATTACGCCCACTACTTGCCTCCTTTCATGTAAATCTTGAACACGTCCGACACCACTTGCGGTAAGTCTTCCGGTTTTTGCAGCACCGTACAAAACTCTTTACCGTAAAGCCGCAGCACCGTGTCGCCAAGCAATCCGATACAGATAACCTTTACACCTGCTTTGCGTATCCGCGCCACACTAGCGACAATGTGCGGGTAAAACGCCGTAGCGTTATCGCCGTCGTCTTTTCCGCTTTGCCGAGCTTCCTTCTTCTGCGTGTGGTACTCGAAGTTTTCTGGAATACCGTCTGAAAGAACCAACAGCAACTTGTCTTTACCTAGTAAGTAGCGCATCCGCTCAAACGCGCATAGCAGCACCTCTCCATCGTAGGAAAAACCCTTACTACGCAGCACGCGATTTCGCACCGCACGCCAGCTATCACCGTACTTCTTTACCCAGTCAATCACGATGTTTGAATTGCGGGAATACACGCCGGACGTAGACGCAGTATCGAACGTGTGATGTGCAAACACTTCAAAACGCACACCACGCATCGCGGCCAGCAAGTCACCTATTGAGCGTACAGTCTCGTCCACCAGGCTCGTCTTGCCGTAGTGCATAACTGACCCGCTCATGTCCACCATGACCGACACAACGAGGTTCGTATCGCGTAATCGCTGCACTGGCTCCTTAAACACGCGCCGATCTGTCCTGGCGCAGTGCAAATTACGCCGATCCAAAATTCCTGACTCTGCCCGCCGGTAATACGGACGCAACGACAAAAACTCTCGCGCCGCTGACAACGGTATAGCTGGCTGTTCAAACGGCGCCATCGGCAACTCAGACTCAATGATTTGCACACCCGGAGCCACGGTATACCGACTCCCATCACCTGTCACTACCGTCTGATTGAGCATCTCCGACGCCCCGCTAAACACGTCTTTAAGCGCCTGCCCAAAATTATTTGGCAGACCGCGAGACAGACCGCGAACGCGCTTCCCGGATTTCTCCGTCTCACCTTCGCCTTCGCCTTCGCCTTCGCCTTCGCCTTCGCCTTCGCCTTCGCCTTCGCCTTCGCCTTCGCCTTCGCCTTCGCTTGATTGCGGCTGCATCGCCGGATCTATTTTCTTTATCTCTTCGCTAATTACGCGAAACACGTTATCGCTCTCGTCGTACACGTCTTGCAGCGTTACCAGCCCGTTTAACCGCTGCCGTTGCTCCGGGTTGCAAAGACGCTTAACCAGCGCCGGCCAACCAAGCTGGCCGACTACACGATCCATGCCTACTGCGCACCACACAGCAAATGCACTTATCGCGCGCTCCCAAGCGTTCATGGACGCAACGCGCCGACTCTTTCCCCAATTGGCTACCGCCCATTTATCTTTGTACTCCAGGTAAAACTGCGCACCTGGATACTGCCGTTTACAGATACGTTCAATACGATAATCCTCTAAGACGTTATCTATTTGCTGGCGCAACTTAGCAGTCGGATCGCAAAACGCGCCAGAGAATCGGGAAACGACAGGTGTGTGCTGCAAGTGGCAAACTTCGTGCAACGCCACTCCCGCTCCAACATCACCGTCGTAACTGTACTTATCCGGGTCAGGCAGCGTAACCTTCCTCAGATCCGTGCCAGCGATTTCTCCCCACTCTAGCGGAATCTTCTTGCCATAGGCCAACGCCAAAAACTCCGGCAGCCACGCTTTAAGACTGGCCATCTTGTTTGCCCTCTTGGTTGCCGAAGACCAGCGTAATAAGCTTCGCTACGGCCTCCCGTGTATCGGTAGGATACTCATTGAGAAACGTCAGGTTCGCTGCTAACCAGACATCAGAGAACATCGTGTACTTTTCCGCCCAGGCGAGCAGCCTACGCGGACTAAGTGTGGCCTTACTCGCACCGAGCTTAAACGACTCGCGCACTTTACCGGCCACATCTACAAAAGCTCGCGCTTCCGATCGCGTCAACGTCGAAAACCGCAATGCCAGCATCTTCTCCTCAGCATCCACGGGCAAAAACTCTTGCTGCAAGAAGTAGGAAAAACGGTCCCGATCCGCCTCAGATTGCGGCAACGTATTCGCATAAACGGCGCCGTCCTCTCCTCTCCCCCACGTATTCGTGGTAGCAACCACGCGGAAATCTTCGTGAGCGCTAACCACCTCACCGCCACGCTCCGCCAAGACAAGCTGCGACTTGTCCTCCATCACGGCCTTCAAGACGTTAACCGCCAATGGATCAAGTGAGTCGTATTCGTCAATCAGCAACAGCGCGCCTTCGCGCATGGCACGCGGCACTACGCCGTCCACCCACACAGTCTCGTTATTGCGCAGCACGAAACCACCGAGCAACTCCGAGCGCGTAAGCTGCGCGTCACCGTTTAAGCGATAGACGGGAATACGCAATCGCGCGGCGACGTTCAAAACCAGGCTGGTCTTGCCCGTACCGTGCGTACCTTTGATCCACACGCGATTACGCACACCACGCGACAACGCGATACAAAGCGCAGTAGTGTTAGAAACGTCAAACACGAAATAGTTGTCGAACGGAGGAATCATTGGATGACAGCTCGTTCGCACCACTACAACCACATCGGGAAACTGCGAACCGAACAGTTCGCGCAGAGACGCCAGACGTTTCGGATTATCCGGCAACTCCGAAAATCGCCTTCTCATTTTTGCACCTCAGTAACAGATTACGACATTGCTCACTTTACGTTTGCGACGGCGAAACCGCCGTAAATCCGTATCACGCGGAATTTCTCCTCGAAAAAGTTTGGCGTAATTTTCGATGTCGTGACGCAAGAAGCTCTCTTGCCAGCCAAGCTTTTCCCACTTACCCGTGACAGTAAGATGAGACAGACTGGGAAATTGCGTTGAGATAAACGCTCGCCATTCCGGCGTCAGTGCATCCCAAAATGTTTTAGCGTTCATCATACTAAAACAAAGGGGGGAGCGCTAACTCCCCCCTTTGTCCCTCATTGCAATCGCCTACAGCTTGGCAAGCATCGTCCGCAACTTGCGGATGAGCGCTTCGGCCAGCGCATCGGCCAACTCGGACACGTCGGCTTCGGCTTCCGGCTCGGCTTCGGACACGGCGGCTTCGGCTTCCGGCTCGGCTTCGGACACGTCGGCTTCGGCTTCGGCTTCGGCTTCCGGCTCGGCTTCCGGCTCGGCTTCGGCTTCGGCTTCGGCTTCCGGCGAGCCGGCCATGCTCTCGTTGATCTTGTCGCGGATGTCACCGTCAGTCATCCCCTTGTTGACGATGATGCCCAATTCGTAGTCTTTGATGACCAACTTCAACTGCTCGCGCGTGAGCTTGTCGATGTCGACGGACCCATCATCCTCGAACGGGATGCCGGTTGTCGCAGCTTTGGGCGCGGCCTTGGCCACAGTCATCACTTTCTTCGCTACGGTCGGTTTCGCCATCGCTTTCTTCGCCATCTTCTTCGTCTCCTTCGGATGTTTGCCCGGTTGTTTCGCAGAACCAGTGTTGCCGAGCTTCAACGACTGATCCATTTTCTTAATGAAGGACTCGGAAAGATCCAAGTCCGGGGGAACTTTGCCGGCATAGCGCACGTACAGATCGTGCGTTTTCTTGTACGCCTGCTCGCCGAAATTTTTGGCCTGCTCCTCCAACGTCTTCGACACGGTACGCGCGTGCATCCGATCGGCCAGCCAGCGCTGCCAATACTTATTGAGCCGAACCCAGTACTTGCTCAACTCTGCCTTGCTCACTTTCTGCACGTTACCGTTCTTCTTGCTGTTCGTCAATCCCATCGCTGCACCTCCTGTTTGTTTACCACATTCGACAGTCAGCATTATTGCATTGACCGTCGTGCCAGACTCAGCAAACGACTTTTCCGGCAGATCGCTCACTGAGTAACTGTAATTACCCAACAATTCCCAGAACTTGTGCGTCTTGCTATTCGTGCGAAACTTCGCGCCGGCCGACATAAGCGTCACCAGCACACCACCTGGCGCGAGAAATTTCAATGCGTGCGTAACGTGATCGATGTCCGCCTGTTTAGCGAACGGCGGATTCATCAAAATCCGGTCGTACCGCAAACTACTTTTGCCAAACTCCGGGTTAGACCGTAAGAAGTCGCACTGCTTGACGTTTACGTTAAAGCGATAAAGACTTTGCGCACGACCTTCGTGCAACTCCGCACACGTCACTTGCTCCGGTTGCAGCTTCGTCAACTCGCCAGCAATCGCACCATCGCCAGCGCTCGGCTCTAAATACGTTAATCCGGGTTTTATCTTAGCCGCGCGAATCATCCGTTGCACAACCGCCGCCGGTGTGCGAAAAAATCCGTCTTCTTGCGCCGTCCGCACTTCGCCAGACGCGAAAATGTCTTTGAACGAGTCACGTCCAGCGGCCGAAGAGAAGACGTGCCCTTTGCATTTACGGTCCCACTTGCCACCGGCTGCCTCTAACACTTTGTTGACCGCCATGTACAACTTACGGTCAAGTTGTCCGACTGGCAAAAAGTAGACCACGCCAGCGCCACTCCACGTCCCGCGCCGCAGTACGGTGAGAACTTCGTCAGAAATTTTCATGTCCAGTTAATCTCCCCGTACTGCCGACGCAATACGCCAATCCGCCGCGTCAATGACTGGTGAATCCGCACCTCTCGTTCCGGCTCCGCACGAAGCCGTACCGCGTGTTGGAGCATCAACCGTCGCACTTCCATTTCTGCTTTTACCGCCCGTTGTTCCGCCTCGTCAGCAATTGAGTCATCCAACACCTCAGCTTGCCGGCGCAACGAATCGCGGGACAACTCAGCCAGCTTTTTCGTCCAGAACCACCGTTCGCTAGTCGAAGCCAACCGAATATTGATCGGAAAACGGTTATTCGGCATCGTAGTCGCTCCCCTCTCGTTCTCCTCGCACACTGACGTACAACCGCGCGCCATGACCGACGCGGCGGTGCACCTCGAACACACCACGAGGCACTCGCACGATTGCCGGACCACGGCATAAGGCAAGCGGCAGAGACCCATCAACTGCTATCCTCTTTAGTAGACTCAGCAAACACCGATCCGACATTCCAAGCGCAGCCCACGCTCGTCTCGTCAACACTGCGCACGGTAATTTTGCTTTCTGGCACAAGCGTAAATTTGTGTGGCGTCCGTAGATCCAGTCTTCCATACCGATTGGATCTTTCACGTAACCCTCCAACCAGTGCTTCGCCCACATGTAAGCGCGCGCCAAACCAGCGTTACCGCGCTCCAACTTCTTGCGCTCCTTTTCGTTCGTCTCGTAAGTCTTGCGAATGCGGTATTCGTAAAGCCGCATAAAATGTTCCCGCCGTCTGAGCGCCTCTGCGATACCTTCGGTACTCGTGAAGTAACCCAAGGCACTCTTGC